ACGTACAGAGGCACGCCCTCATGGCTGTGGGGTACGCATGGGTGCCCTCATGTATGCACGTGTACCTGCGCAGGCTTGCTCGCGTACCTGCATGCGCTTGTGCCTATGCTTGCACGTGCGCCCATACGCCCAAACCTGTGCGCACATCCGCTTGCGCTCGCACCCCCGTATGCGCCTGCGCCCGTTCGGGTACGCGTGCGCGCACGTCCCCATATATATATAATCCCCACCCTGAACATTACTCAGGAAATTTTCCCAGATCCTGGTAAAAACCCAAAAAGAGAGGTACCCCCATAACAAAAAACCCCACTGCATTGCAGGGGGTTAATAGGTACGCTGTAAACAGCAGAAATGCATGCGAAATTTTGAGCAAAATAGGGGCCCTATGTAACGGAGCACCTTACGATTCGTTCAATTCGGTACATGCAAGTGTTATGTAATCCAATGTGACTATCGTCTTGGATTAAATAACTTCTGTGCAAGACTTAATTCGTTAGTACGGTGTAAAGGTACAACACATTTTAGTAAAAGTCAATAGGGGAAAACAACTATTTGCTACGCATAGTCCTCATAAGTTATCCAAACGTCCTCACCATCGGATAAAGCCTGGGCAATATCGGGGTAGATGTCTTTGTATGCAACTGTACTACTACCAATAACACCCTTCATGTTTGCTGAACGGCCCACGAGTAAACATCCCGCTGTGTGCTCGTCCGTGTTTCCTATGTGAATCAAGATGTATTCAAAGTTTGGTACGTCTCTTACCCATAACATACCCTTGTGCATGTTTGGAAACTTGTCGCTGTAGCGACTGTGGTGGCCACCTACCTTTCTCAAGGTGATTCTGTAGCGACCTGCAGGGATTCTTGTTTCACCCATTACCTTTTCGGTACGGTGTTCGTCTTCTAAGGTGAAGCAAAGGAACTTTCTTTCCTCACCTACTTCTCTATACAGCGATCCGATAGTGAAATCATCAGCGCTATACATTCTTATTACTTTTAATTCCATAAAGACAAAGGTAGTATATTTGCAGTATGAGTTTAATTAAGTTATACAACAACGGACAATACTACAAGTGCTCAGACAAGAATACTGTGCACTCGTATGTAGAAGGGTATTACACGCATGAGTTCAAGAACCCAGAGCGTGTAGAAAGAATTTTAGAAATAGGCGTTTGGACAGGCGGGAGTATGCTTCTTTGGAGCGATTGGTTCCCAAATGCACAGGTCATTGGGTTTGACAACAACCCACATGCCATCGACCAGGCTGAAAAGACCAGGAAGAAGTGGTATAAGGACAACGACTACAGTAGAGTTCTTATGAAATTAAGAGATGCGTACACATTGGATACAGTGGCGCGCATAGAAGATGACTCTTGTGACTACATTATAGACGATGGCCCACATACATTGGATTCAATGAAGTATGCTATCAGACATTATTTAAAGAAAGTAAAGCCAGGAGGCAAACTTATCATTGAAGATGTGCAGTCTATTAGTTGGTTTGACGAGTTAGAAGATGTTTCTGAGGAAGTAGAGGATCTGGTAGAAGGTTGTAAGAGAGTTGTTCTGGATACCGACTACCGATACGACGACTTAATATTTGAGATAACAAGGAAATAATGCAATACAGGAATAGTAGGGATATAGACCCAAGGAAAAGGGTTTACAAAAGTTACGTAAACAAAGCACGGACTATGCGTCCGTTCACTATGAATGAAGAAGGATCAGAGCCAAGCACAGTTAGAATGGCTACAGAAACTTTCGATGGTGAGAATTGGGTTTCATTCCCTACTATATTTCCAAAGGAAGGAAACACGGGTAGCACAAATCCACAAGACTGGATTATTTATGACTCACCTGAAGAAGCATACGAAGAGGCTAAACGTAGGGGCGAGGTATTTGAGTTTGGTAAAGATAAAGATGCAGCCATTGACTTTGGAATAGGCGCCTGGAAACCTACTAAGTTTACAGAGATGAAAGAGGGTAGAGTAAAACCATACCGTAAAACAATTTTTGATTACTTCAGATGAAATTAAAAAAGACCAACAAATCAATAAAGGTTCCCGCACCAAAGGGATACCATTGGATGACAGAGGGCGGACGTCACTTCTTAATGAAAGGAGACTACAAACCACACAAAGGAGCATCACCAGAAGCGCCTTTCCGTTTAGTTACCCACGACAAAGGGGAGCCAAACAAGGCTATGGATGCGGCTCGTAAGGCGAAACGCTAAAAGGTTCTTCACCTCTCATCTTTCTATGCATGCGGGCAACCATTAACCTTCCTTTCTGAGAGAGTGCATAGCGTACTCTGTAGTTGTATTTGGTTTCATCTCTAAAGAAATGGTCTTCCATTGCGTTACTCGGAGTAAGTTTATCAAAGTGCTTGTATATGTATTCCTTCTTCAGTAATGGATAGATGATACGGTCACCTATCTTGTGTGGACTCTTGTTCATTGCATTGGCCACATACTGCATTGTCCAGAATTCCAGATCATACACAAACAAGAGAAACTCTAACTCAGCCTTGCCTAAGTCGTAATTCTCTTTAGCGTCTATATACAGGTAATGCAAGTTCTTTAGTACATTGTCTTGTATGTATCTCTTGTCTATTTTAGAGAACTCTCTAAACTTTTTCTTTCGGCTTACAGTACTTTTAGGCATATCTGTATCTTTGTTTTTGTAAAAGTAATAATATGGCATCACTTAGCGGAAATAAAATTAAGGACACGTTCACCACGCTTCTCAAGTTAGAATCATCTACCGTCAGCGGTACAGAACAGGTAGTGGAAGACGGAGCAGGAAACGATACGGCTTTAAAATTATCAACAGGAACTGTAGAGACTACAGGCGATTTAAAGATATCAGGAACACCAGGCACTACTACATCTGATGTAAAGGCATTAATGTTAAGCACTTCTGGGGTGGTAGTAACCAGAGATTTGAATGCAAACCCAATAGGAACAGCAAGTGTTGTAGGTATTGCACCAATTTCAGCAACAGGGAGTAATGTTGCTCTTGCAGACGCGGGAACACTTCCTCAAAAAACAACCCCTGCTAATAATGATAAGTATTTGTTGTGGGATGAGGCTAACAGTCAATACAAGTATATAGACCATGACGACCTAAGTACGTCTGTTGCAAATTCTGTATCTGCGTTCCAACCGCAATCCTTAGTAGCAAAACCAACTTCTACAGGAGATATAGTCGTATCAAATACAGTGCTTACACCAATAGTGTTCACAGAAATAGTGGGAGACTCTGGAGCAACAGGAGCAACCAGTCAAGCAACCTCATCTGTGATGTTTGGTCAAAACACAAACAATATATTAGGTTTTGGAACGGTAACTGATTTCGGAGACTGTATCGAGCCATCAATAGAAGAAGCAGGGTACTACAGAATAACTGCTGTGGTTTCTTTAGAAGGTGGAGGGAACCACAATGTTGACTTACGTATTTACGAGGCGGTTTCAGGAACATATTTAGCGCAAGGAATCAGGTCTACACAAAACGAAATCAGATATGTAGCAGAGTTTTCTGCGCTGTATTACTACGACTACCCCACTGTAACCACAGCAAGGTTTCAGTTAGTGGCTCAATCATCAACCACAGGGGATGTTATAAAGGGATTAGACACGTTCTTTGAGGTTAAATACTTAGGTCAAAACATAACATTCTAATGACCGACAAAGAAAGAGCAGAGTTTTTTCATCAAATCCGTTTAAAATTAGACGAGATAGAAGACATCATGGAAGAGATGGGCGGGAGAGAAAACTTTATTTCTTTATGGTGCTTTGGCACTTTTATACCATCGGAGGACGAAGCCAATGAACGATACGATGTTATGACTGGAATGCACATGTCGGTCGAAGAAGAGTTCGACTTAATGGCAAGCATGGTCACAAAATGTTTTAATGAATATATAGATAACCCAGACGACGATACCGATACAGGTAAAATAGATTACTGGTTAAATAAATAAAATGGAACTCATTAGAAAAATCATTATCGGGCAAAACCCGAAGGATGCCATGGCTTATTATGTAGGCCAGAGAGCAGGGGACTCAGTTATTGATTCAATTATACTTGACGAAAGGTGTTTTGTGAAACACGGAATTCGTCGCTATCTTGTGTACATCTACAATAAGGATCAGGGCATTATGCTTTGGAAAACTATAGATGATATGCCAGTATTAATTGAACATGATTGCGACTTTGAATGAAATCACTAAGACATTTTCTCGTACGTGTCCCTAATACCACAAGGGATACATTCACATTGGGAGACAAAGAATTGTATCTCGATACCAAGTGGGATGAATTTGCTCACCGAACAATGGAGGGCGAAGTAGTAGCCACACCTGCTAAATACAAAACAGAAGTTAAAGTAGGAGACACCCTGTATTTTCATCACCACGTTGTCCTTGGTGGCAACCACATGATGATGAATGATAAAACAAATCAATTAGAAGAAACCAAGAAGCGTGGTCAATTCATAGACCCAGACGACGACATATACGTTGCCGTCTACGATGGAGCAATAGACCCGTTCTCTGTACAGGCTTATGCATTCAAATGTAAAGACACGGGAAATATTCGTTTGATAGCAGACTGGGTGTTTATTCAACCTGAAGAAGAGGTGGAAGAAAAAGAAGAGGAAACTGAAATTATGGTTGGAAACCAAATAATCTACATGATTCCTTCAAAGAAAGAACCAGAGGAAAAGAAAGGTTATATTAAATGGAGTTCACCAAAGTTAGACGAACTTGGATTAAAGCCTGGGGACAAGGTTTTGATTAGAAAAAGCGCCGACTATGAAATGAAAATAGAAGGCGAGAAACTATGGAGAACTATTATTACTTCAATTCATGGCAAAATCGAAGAAGTATAACAACATCGCTACAGCGGAAAGGTTAATGGAGTCTATGCAGATTGCTATAGAGAACATGATTCAAGAAATACAGAAGCCTGTAGATCAGGAACTCAGTGGCTCGCAACGAAAAGCAGAACTACAATCCATAAAACAAACCGCTGTAGATGCAAAAGACTTAATTGTTGAAAGAGAAAGACTTGCCCAACTTATCAAGGGACTTAAACAAAACGGAGAAATCAAAGAAGAAAGAGAATATTCGGGAGGATTTGCAGAGCAATTCTCAAAGTAATCAAATTTTTATTTATTGGGATTATTAAATGGCAGGACTGGTAGAGATAGAAGAAGAAATTACAATAAACATTTGCCACGATAATACCTCTGGTGAAGTTGAATTGTATTTCGACTTGCCTATTCAGTTACCAAAGAAGCCTGCTAAAAAGAATATTCTGTTTTACGACAAGCCCAAAGCAGAACAGTGTTGGGAAAGAACAGAACTCCCTGAAGAGTTACGAAGAATTCGCTCTATGGAAGAGTGGATGGAAATGCCAGAAGCATTTAGAAAGAAGTACACAGGGTATATTTCAGAGGAATTTAAAAGAAGAAGAAATGGAGTATGGTTCTACAACAACGGGGTGCCCACTTATATTACGGGAAACCACTACTTTTTCTTACAATGGTCAAAGATTGATATCGGATATCCATCGTACCTTGACTTTCAAAGGAAACTTTTCGTACACCTTGAAGCCTGTGTAGTAGACCCTCGCTGTATTGGACAGATATACGTTAAGTGTAGACGATCTGGATACACCAACATGTCTGCAACAGTGCTTGTAAACGAGGGCTCACAGGTAAAAGAGAAACTCCTCGGCATTATGTCTAAGACAGGATCCGATGCACAAGAGAATATCTTTATGAAAAAGGTGGTGCCTATCTATAAGTCGCTGCCGTTCTTCTTTAAACCGATACAAGACGGTACAACCAACCCCCGTATGGAGTTGGCATTTAGAGAACCCTCTAAAAGAATCACCAAGAACAACAAAACATCTTCAAGAGGAGAGGCTCTTAATACCATTATCAACTGGAAAAACACCACGAACAATGCGTACGATGGAGAAAAGGTGCATCGCTTGTATATGGACGAGGCAGGTAAGTGGGAAAAAGGAAACGATATACGTGAAGCCTGGAGGATACAGCGAACCTGTTTACTTGTAGGTAGAAAGATTGTAGGTAAAGCACTTGTTGGAAGTACAGTAAACCCTTTAGACAGAGGGGGAACTCAGTATAGAGAGATGTATTACAGCAGTAATGTAAACGAAAGAAACGAAAACGGAAGAACAAAGAGCGGATTGTATGGGGTATTCATTCCTGCATACGAGGCGCTTGAAGGATTCTTCGACTCTTACGGAATGCCTGTTATTAATGACCCCGAAAACCCTGTAATAGGAATTGAAGGAGAGCAAATCACCATGGGCGCAAAGACGTATCTAAAGAACGAAAGAAAAGGATTAAGCGGAGACTCTTATGAACTTAACGAGGTTATTCGTCAGTTCCCTTTCACGGAAGCAGAAGCGTTTAGAGATAGCGCTAAAGCCTCTTTGTTTAACGTGCAGAAGATATACGAGCAGATAGAATATAATCAAGACCTGTATCCTTCCCCTGTAGTTGTGGGGAATTTTAACTGGGCAAACGGAGTGCAAGACACAGAGGTTGTGTTTAGTCCAGATCCCAACGGAAGGTGGCGTGTAGCATGGATGCCGCCCGTTGAACTTAGAAACAAAACAAAACCAGAGAACGATTGGCTTGGGTGTGCAGGTGTTGATAGTTACGATATCGACGCAACTGTAGACGGTCGTGGCTCGAAAGGTGCGTGTCACTTCTACAACAAATTCAATATGGCTCACCCGTCAAACATGTTTGTTGCAGAGTACGCATCACGTCCACCGTTGGCTAAGATATTCTACGAAGACATATTGATGGCCGCTAAGTTTTATGGCTATCCTGTGTTGATTGAAAACAACAAGTATGGAATAGCAAGGTACTTTGAATCAAGGAATTACAGTCACTTTCTTTTAGACAGACCTGCCCACCTTACCTCAACGTACGGGACAAAAACAAAAACTAAAGGTATACCTTCAAATTCTCAGGACGTGATACAAGCGCATGCACAGGCAATTGAGGCGTACATACATGCACACGTAGGACTTAATGAAGAGTCCCTCGAGTTTGGTAAGATGTATTTTGAAAGGACACTTGAGGATTGGATTAACTTTAAGATTGATGACCGTACAAGATATGACCTTACCATATCCAGTGGTCTGGCATTGCTTGCTGCTCAGGGTAATAAAGTTGAAAAACCTAAAATAGATTTTAACAACAAGAAATTCTTCAGAAAGGGTCGGATAATTTTAAGGTAATAATAATCGGTATATTTGCAATTGTAGCAATCTTGAGTATGAACACAGAATATAAAAACGGACAGTCTTCATTTCCAGATCCTTTAGCATCAACTAAAGAGAAGATGTGTCAACCTTACGGCCTGCAATACGCCAAGGCAATGTACGCTCAATGGATTGGTAGTGATTATCAAAACTCTTTATACGGAAGAAGAAACGCGGAGTTCGAGAGATGTAGAGATTACGCTCAAGGAACTCAAGACACTTCAATCTATAGACAAATACTAAACTCTCTTGACCCGAACAACGGCGACGGCACACTATTAACTTTAGATTACACGCCTGTTCCTATAGTTCCTAAGTTTGTTAAGATTGTAGTAAACAAAATTCTATCAAGAAAACCCTACCCTCAATTAGAGGCTATTGACCCGCTGTCAAGAACAGAGAAGGATAAAAAGAAAAACTCTACAATATTGCGTATTGAGAATCGTGATATGATACAGGAGGCAAAATCCCTTGGTCTTAATGTAAAGGAAGACCCAGACAGTTTGCCAGAAACACCAGAGGAAACTGAAATATTCTTAGACACAAACATTAAGACAGACGCAGAGGTCGCCGCTCAGATTGCAACAGAGATGACCTTAAAGTGGAACGACTTCTCTGACGCTATATACCGCAGGTGTGTTGAAGATATTACAACATTAGGAATGGGTGTTGCTAAAAGAAGCAACGACCCAAACTACGGAATCAAAGAAGAATACGTAGACCCTAAACGGTTCTTACATAACTTTACTGAAGACCCGAACTTTACAGACCTGACATACGCAGGACATTTTAAATACATGACCATCATGGAGTTGAAGCGTATTGCAGGTAATCAGTTTACCGAAGAGCAGTACAAGGAGATTGCTAAGACGGTAATGAACAAGTATGGGAACAATCCAACACAGTTCTCTACAACAGGGTCGACATACGATAGACCAGGAACAAGATACCGACAAGGGTACGATGAGTATAAGATAGAGGTGCTTGACTTTGAGTTTATGTCGGTAGACGATATCATCTACGAGAAGAAAGAATCAGCGTACGGTAATATTGGGTTTTACTACAAGGGCAATGAATACAACGCCCCTCAAAACTCTGTATACGACAGAGAGGCGGTGTACATGAAAAACGCAACAGTCTACGGCGGTTGTTATATTGTAGGTACGGAGCACCTGTTTAATTACGGCCCCAAGAAAAACATACCTAAAAACGTACACGATATTTCACGTGCGCGTTTATCATACAGCATTGTAGCCACAAACATCCGTGGAATGATTCCAAAGTCAATGGTATCCACAGTGATTGGGTTTGCGGATATGCTCCAGATCACCCACTTAAAACTTCAACAGTCTATTGCTAAAGCAAAACCAGACGGTCTTATCATAGATATCGAAGGCTTAGAGAACGTACAACTCGGAAGAGGAGGGGAACTTGAGCCTTTAGAGATTCAAGACATATACGAACAAACAGGTATATTCTACTACCGTAGTAAAAATCCAGAGGGTGGTTTTCAAAACCCACCTGTTCGGGAAATAGGGAATAGAATCAGAAACATTCAAGAGTTGGTTTCTTTATACAACCACTACTTAAGAATGATTCGTGATGCTACAGGTATCAATGAAGTTATGGACGGCACTACACCTAAAGGCGAAGCCCTTGTTGGTGTAAATCAAATGGCCATACAAGCAGGTAACAATGCGATATACGATATAACAAACGCAGCGTTAGTGCTTTACAAAAAGGTTTGCGACGACATCGTGAGGTGTGTACAAGTAATTCCACCAGACAGTGTTCTATACAGAGCATACACAAACGCTGTAGGGGAAACCAATATGGCAGTGCTGTCTTCTTTCGATAACCTTGCGATGTACAATTTTGGCGTAATGGTTGTTACAGAAATGAACGATCAGGACAAACAATACCTCGAGCAAAACATTCAGATTGCACTTGGCCAAAAAGAAATAGACCTTGAGGATGCTATTGCTATTCGTCAATTAAAAGATGTAGACCAGGCGGAAAGATTACTGGTTGTTCGTAGAAAGAAACGAATCAAACAAATGCAAGAGCAGGCGCAACAGCAGGCTCAGATAACCGCTCAAGTGAATGCGCAACAAACACAAGTTTCTACACAAATGGAAATGCAGAAGAAACAAATGGATGCGCAGATAGAAGCACAGCGGATTCAAATGGAAGCGCAAGCAAAAGCGCAACTGATGCAACTTGAATACCAGTTCAAGATAGAGATAGAAAAACT